CAGGGTTGGAAAGGTAAGCGCTAGCCGAGTCAGAGATGTGATGTCAAAGGGGCGCGGTGATGCTCCTTCCGCCACCCGCAAAAACTACATGATGGAGCTCCTCTGCGAGCGACTCACAGGGAAGCCAGGCGGCGCAGATTTGTCACGCAACGCTGCGGTTCAGCGTGGCGTAGAGCTTGAGCCGCTGGCTCGTGCTGCGTACGAGATAGACACGGGCAACATGGTTACCGAAACCGGATGCTTCTCTCACTCCAAAATCGACGGGTTCATAGCCTCGCCCGACGGGCTCGTCGGTAGTGTCGGGTCGATTGAGTGCAAATGCCCTAATACAGCCACCCACGTCGCCACTATCCAATCCGGCAAGCATGACCCGCAGTACGAATGGCAGATGTTCGCGCAGATGGCCTGCGCCGAACTGGAGTGGGTCGACTTCGTGACCTTCGACGACCGCCTGCCGGATGAACTGCAGTACGCCTGCTTCCGCCTGGAGCGAGACGAGGCACGAATCAGGCAGATGGAAACCGAGATCAAGCTCTTCCTTGAGGAGCTGGCAGAACTTGAACACGAAATGCGAGAGCGCATGAGGAGTAAGGCGGCATGAATGTCTTTTCGTTTACCGGGAACCTGGGCAAGGACTGCCGCGTAGGGACGGGCCAGACGGCCATGGTCAGCTTCGGCGTAGGCGTCAAGTCGGGCTGGGGCGACAAGGCCCAAACTATCTGGATCGACTGCACCCTTTGGGGCAAGCAAGCCGAGTCGCGGCTCAGCGAGTTTCTGGTGAAGGGCCAGCAGGTTGCGGTCAGCGGCGAGCTGGGCACCCGCGAGCATGAAGGCAAAACGTACCTGACCTGCCGCGTGAACACGATTGACCTGGTCGGCGGGAAGCGCGAAGAAGCATCGCAGGATCAGGCAGCCAGGCAGCCGGCCCCGCGGCAGCAGTCGAGCCAGCAGTCTCCGCAGGATGACCGGTTCGACGACGACATTCCATTCTAAATCAGTGACTTAGGGGCGCCCAGCGCGCCCTCCTCCCCGGTACACACCCATGACATTTTGCAACCTAACCCCAGCGGGCCGGGCGGCTGATGCTGCCTGGCTTTCACGACTCGTCGCCGAATCAGGCGTACCCATCCAGCAGATCGAAGGCTTCCACGGCGTGAAACCCATTGAGCGCAAGCGCTGGCACGACCCGACGACCGTACTCAAGCGCCGCCGCGATCCGAAGCGTGAGTTGGCGGCATTCGCCCGCAAGGCACTGGAGCAGATGGCATGAGATTTCCCGACGTTCTCGACGCCATCCGCCACGCGGCGTACCGGGCCGAAATCACTGGCAAGCCGTGGGGCGTCTACGCGCTCGCCCAATACATCGTCGCGCCGCTTGGTGACCTGAGCGAGGCGGCACTGCTGGAGGTGTGCCAGCCATGAAACGCAACCTACCCCACGCACGGCTCAACAAACTGAGCCGGGCCATTGTCCGCCAGTTCCGCGTCGCAGTCGTGAATATGGACCCAGAAGGCCGGCAGGGACTGGTCGACTGGAAGACCTGCCGCAGCATCGCGCCGAGCCGGCAGATCGCCGAGGCCGTCTGCGACATAGCCCATAGCTGGGTCATCTACCTGGCCGCGTTCTGCATCGACCAGAAGGGCGAGCAGTACATCAAAGCCAGCGAGATCGCGCCGCAGGGCATTTACCGATCCGACAGCCTGGCCGGCGTGCTCGAGGAGCATTACCGGGCGCTGGTGAATAGCTGCAACCCGAACCACATCATCGGCTCTGGCTGGATTGCGATGCCGGGCGGCACGTCGCTGGACGAGGCGCAGGCCGCGCGGATCTTCGAGGCGTGCGGGGCTTGGAAGGCACAGGAGCAAGCAGCATGACAGCAGTAGCCAAACACCTAGACGGTGAGCTGGTCGAGGACGTTTCGGAGTTCTTCGCTCCAATGTCTGCCGATTTGGTAGACGGCCTGATCGGCCAATACAACGCGGCGCGCAGCAATATCGAGGCGCTGGCCGCTGCCGTGCGCGATGGCCAGAACGCATCAGCCCTGCACTACTTCGTCGAAGGCAACGTGCGGGAGCAGCGGCACAGTATGCCTACCACGGTCGAGGCGCTGTTCCGCGTCGAGGGCGCCATTGCTCAGCTCAACGCCGACTTCTGGAGCCGCGCGCTGCGCATGACTGACGTGATGGACTACATGCCGCAGAAGCGTCGCGAAGAGTGGCACGAGCAGATCCGCAATCCCGAGGGACGCAAGGAAAGCAAGTACAGCGGAGAGACAGAGCTGCCGGCCCTGCCTGAGTTCGAAGAGGCGACGGTGCGCTCGACGCTGACCAGCCTGCTTCACAGCCGCTCACAGTTCCTAGCTGAGCGCGTAGACGGGATCTTCCGAGCACTGAGCAGGCAGCACGTGACGAACCAGCCACAGGGCTTTGGCAAGCGCATGATCATCCAGGGCGTGTTCAGCTACGGAACGGCCGGGCATATCAACGACCTGCGATGCGTCATCGCGAAGTTCATGGGGCGCGACGAGCCAAAGCATGGCTCTACCGATCCCGTGATCAAGGCGGCCAGCCGGCAGAACGGGCAGTGGATGTCGGTTGATGGTGGTGCGCTAAGGATTCGCGTCTATGGCGGCGTGGCCACGGCTCACCTTGAGGTGCACCCGGACATGGCGCCTCAACGCCATCCTGGCAAACCTGCACCCAACAGCCATCCCGGCTGAGCTGCGGACAAAGCCAAAGCGCGCTAAGAAGCTCAAGGACTTCGAGCTGTTCGACAGGCCGCTACCGTTTGCCGTGGTCGACCTGCTAGCCGGAATGCGCCAAGTCAGCGAGAAGCTGGACGGCTGGCCGGAGCGCTACAAGGAAGTGCCGAATGCTATGCGCTTCGACTACGGACAGCACGACAAGGCGGCAATGGCCGAGGCGGAGAAGGTTTTGCAGGCGCTTGGCGCGGCTAAGGTCGGCCACTACTGGCAGTTCGATTACAACCCGGCCGAGGTGCTGGATCGCGTTGTCTGCTCTGGCTGCATCCCTGACCAGAAGTCGCACCAGTTCTACCCGACGCCTGAGAACATCGCGCTGGCGGCGGTTGAGCTGGCTCAGATCGAGCTGCACCACGGCGTGCTTGAGCCGAGCGCCGGCCAAGGTGGCATTGCCGATCATCTGCCGCAGCTGCAAACGACGTGCGTCGAGATCAGCCCACTGCATTGCGAGATCCTGCGCGCCAAGGGGCACAGCGTCATCGAGGCCGACTTCCTGAAGTGGGCGCCAGGCCAGCCAAAGGCGGATCGCATCGTGATGAACCCGCCATTCAGCGAAGGACGCTGGCATGCGCACCTAGAGGCAGCCGCCGCGCTGCTCAAGCCAGATGGGCGCCTCGTGGCGATCCTCCCGGCCAGCGCCAAGGGTAAGGACCTGCTGCCAGGCTTCGCGCACGAGTATTCCCGCATCTACGACAACGAGTTCGCCGGCACGAGCACTGCCGTTGTGATCCTGACTGCTACCCACAAATGAACGCACCAATCTTCTGCCGCACGGACGGCAAGCGGATCGGCCAACGCGCCTGCTTCCGCTGCCGCCCACCGGAGGCCCCATGCGACCCAAGACCCAAATCTGGCTGCACAAGCCGACCA